ATGGTTGAGGACAACAGCAAATGCCTCTAAATACATTATGGGTAAAAATGAATCTAGCGGGAATTATAGAGGGGTAGAAATAACATATAGAGGAAATACTCATGTAGGTAAAATAGCATTTTTCATACGAAATACAAATTCAAGCTCTAACAGAATAGTTGTATCTACTGAAAATGCTACTTATAGAGGTAACAATTGGCATCATATCGTATGTACATATGATGGTTCGGGTAATGCAAGTGGAATGAATATTATAATAGATACTGTAAATGATACCACAACCATAAGTACGGGTAACATATCAGGTGGAATAACAAGCACATCAAATCTTTGTATAGGTAGTCGAAACGGAGCCGCAAACTATCTACCAGGTACATTTGGGGTATTTAGAATATATGCAAAAGAATTAAGTTCTGCAGAAATATTACAAAATTACAACGCAACAAAATCAAGATTTATATAAGTTATGGCATTTAGATATTCACCAAAAATAGTAACAAATGGATTAGTTTTAGCATTAGATGGAGCTAATCGAAAATCAAATCCTGGTAGTGGAACTACTTGGACAGATTTAAGTGGAAATGGTAAAGATGGTTCATTAGTTAATGGTGCTTCATTTCAAACTACGAATGGCGGGAGTGTTGCATTTGATGGTGTTAATGATAGAGTAAATTTATACGCATCCAATCAATTAATCGGAAACCAATACGCAACATTGGAGGCGTGGATAAAAAGTTCAGATGATGGAACTGGAAGTGGTGGTTATGCAAATTTTTTAGGAACAAGAGTTGGTCAAAATATGAGTATTAATAGATATTCATCTAACAACACCGCAGTATTTTTAACAGATTTTACCTCAGGAAACTTGAATGCTCCATTTGGTAGTATAAACATTTTTGACCAAAATTGGCATCACGTAGTTGGTGTAAATAATTTTGGAATATGTTCATTATATGTAGATGGTACATTGGAAGGTACTAATTCTTCAAAAAGCGGAACAAATATTGATTTAAATGCTGAAGTTATGGCAATCGGAAATGATATTAACAATACTTCAAGAACATTTTATGGTGAAGTTGCAATTGCACGAATTTATAACAGAGCATTAACACAACCAGAAGTTCTTCAAAATTACAACGCAGTAAAAAGTAGGTTTGGATTATAATCAAAAATTCATTATAATAAAGAAAAAGAATAGGACTGGTTATGCCCGAAACTAAAATTGAAGAACATGTTGATCTTATTGCAACACGTATTCCACCGGGTGATAATTGGGAACTAGTAATTGATAAAGGCAATGTCATTGAAGGTTTAGTTCAAACACTAACTACTTATATGCGAAAGACTGAATTCAAAGGACATTATCGTTTAGAACCATTAAACGGAAAATTGTTTGCAATCAAAGAAATAGAAGTAGAAATACAAAAACCAAAACCACAGAAGTGGGATCTATATGGAGAATCATAAATGGCTGAAAAGAAATTAGAAAAACAGCACGTTACGGAAATTGAACAAATCAGAACAAAGTTTGCTGAAAATAACACAGAAATTGCATTAGCTACAAAAGAAATATATGCAATGCAACAACGTACTCAACAACTTGAAGCATATCAAGAACAACTGTTACAACAGTTTCAAACCCTCCAATCACAAGAAACGGATTTACTTGCTAAACTTAAAGAACATTACGGCGAAGGACAAATTGATTTAGAAAAAGGTGTATTTATCTCCGAATCTTAAGTTTGGCAAAAAACATACATATTTATATAAAACTAACAAGGAGATAATTTAATGGCCGAAAGAATCGTATCACCCGGTGTATTCACGGTAGAAAAGGATCAATCATTTCTGCAGGCTGGTGTTTCTGAAATTGGAGCTGCCATTGTTGGACCTACCGTAAAAGGTCCTGCATTGATTCCAACCCAAGTAACATCATTCCAGGAATTTGAGAATATATTTGGTTCTTATTCAGAAGAAACATATGTACCATTTGTAGTACAAGACTACTTGCGTAATGCAGGAGTAATGACAATAACAAGATTATTATATGAAGATGGGTATCAACTTGATAATGGTGTATTAGCTATTATTGCTGAATCTGCTTCTGTATCATATGTAACCCACGTTCTTCACCCATCTCGCCCAGTATCAACAGTAGGTTCTGGCAATGATGTATTTGAAGATGCTGTATTAGACGACGCAGGGTCTGGTTCATTCTCACTTAAATTGTCTGGATCATATGCATTTGATAGCAATGTAACAAGAGCAGATGATTTTTATACAGAAGGTGCAAATATATCAGGATCAATTGTATCAACATCTAATAGCTATTTAACAAAGACAATCGGAGCTGACGCAAAAACAGATTCATATCCAGTATATGTAATTTATGAAAATAAAGGTGCTTCTGCATTGTTTAATAATATAGGCGATGTTACAGTTAAATTACAAAATTTATCAACATTTGTAAATACCGCAGATTATTCAACAGCAGCAACGCCATGGGTTACATCACAAAAAATTGCAGGTAATGCAAAGAATTTGATTAAATTCCATACATTATCGCATGGCACATCAACTAACCATGAAGTTAAAGTTGGTATTCGTGATATTAGAATTGCATCAGAAGTAGCTGATCCAAATGGCTTTGGTACATTTACAGTTGAAGTTCGTAGAGTAAATACTGCTAACATTAAAAATTCTCCATATTCATCTGATGATACAGATGCAAGGCCGGATATTGTAGAAACATATACTAATGTTAATTTAGATCCATTATCTCCACGCTATGTTGCAAGAGTGATCGGTGATCAGTATCAAACCTCAGATTCTACCGGCAAGATATTTGTTAATGGCGATTATCCAAATATTTCTAAATACATAAGAGTAGAAATTGATAATGGTGTTAAGAATAGAACAAATGATGCTGAATTAGTACCATTTGGTTTCCGTTCAATGTATTCACCTATTCCGAATGCATCAGCCTCTGTTAACTTAGAACCAGTTGTTTATCAATCTTCACAGACAGTAAGTAGTATATTTAGTAGTAAGAATTATTATGGATTTGATTTTACAGATTCACATAATTTAAACTATTTAGCTCCTACTCCTTCAACTGCAGCAAGTACTGGAAGCAACGCAGATTTCTATCTTGGTGATATTACACAAGCATTGCAAGCAGCTTTCCCTAGTTTAGCTTCGCCATATACGGGTTCATTAGATACAGCATTAACAGCTAATACATTTACAACAAATGTAAGTATTAATACACGTAAATTTATTGTTGGTTTCCAAGGTGGATTTGATGGTGCAAGACCTAACTTACCTAAATTAACTGGAACAAATATTACTGCAAATAATACATTTGGATTTGATTGTGCTGGTGCATCAACAACAGGTACTACGGCATATAAGAAAGCGTTTGCAGCATTATCTAATACAGATGTATATGATATTAATATGTTATTAACACCGGGTATAATTGAATCTTTACACCCAACAGTTACCTCAGCAGCTAGAACATTAGCAGAAGATCGTCAAGATACATTCTACGTATTGGATTCAAATGCTTTAACAGATTCTATTGCAACTGTAACTAATACAATTAATAGTATTGATTCAAATTATACATCTACTTATTATCCATGGGTAAAAATTATTGATACAAGTAAAAACCTTCCAATTTGGGTTCCACCATCAGTAGTTGTACCAGGCGTATTAGCATTTAATGATGCAGTAGCTGCTCCATGGTATGCACCAGCTGGTTTGAATAGAGGTGGATTGACACAAGCTATTGATGTTTATAACAGATTGACACAAGCAGAACGTGATACATTGTATGAAGCAAGAGTGAATCCAATTGCAACTTTCCCTAACCAAGGTATTTGTATTTGGGGACAAAAGACTCTTCAAGCACGTCCATCTGCATTAGATAGAGTAAATGTTAGAAGATTACTTATTACGGTTAAGAAGTTTATTGCTTCATCAACTAGATATTTAGTATTCGAACAAAATACAGCTGCTACTAGAAATAGATTCTTAAACATTGTGAATCCTTATTTGAATCGTGTAAGACAACAACAAGGTTTATATGCTTTCCGTGTTGTAATGGATGAAACAAATAATACACCAGATTTAATTGATCAAAACATTTTATACGGTCAATTATTCCTTCAACCAACAAGAACAGCTGAATTTATTGTGTTAGATTTCAATATACAACCAACCGGAGCTTCTTTCCCAGAATAACCGGGTAGTATAAATTTTAAAAGGCAGGGTTTCGGCTCTGCCTTTTTTACTATTCATCATATTTATAATAAATTACGGAGAAAACAACATGGCAGATATTTTAACTGATGAAGAAATCTTTTTCAAGGATTGGGAACCAAAACTACAAAATCGTTTCTTTATGTACATTGATGATATTCCTTCATATATTATAAAAGCATCAGATAGACCAAAATTACAACAAAACCCAGTTGTATTTGATCATATCAATGTTGAAAGAAAGATTAAAGGAAAATCTCGTTGGCAAGATATCAATATTACACTTTATGATCCAATTGTACCATCAGGAGCACAGGCTGTTATTGAATGGATTCGTTTAGGTCATGAATCTGTAACTGGTAGAAATGGTTATTCAGATCAATACAAGAAAAGATTAACATTCCATTCATTAGGCCCGGTAGGTGATAAAGTAGAAGAATGGACATTAGTTGGTGCATTTATTAATAATGCTGATTGGGGTAACATGGATTGGGCAAATGATGCCGCAGTTGAAATTTCATTAACACTTTCATTCGATTACGCAATCTTAGAATATTAATTTATTAGAATGGGAGTTTCGGCTCCCATTTTTACTGTTCAAAATATTTATATTAAATAAAAGGTTATATACATGAAAGTAACAGACAAATACGTTGATCCAATTGAAGCTGCAAAAGCAAAAGCTGTAGCAGAATATGAAGCAAAAACAAAACAAGATGTTCCTGGCGAAATAGTAGATTTACCGTCTCAAGGAAAATTTTATCCAAAAAATCATCCACTTCGAAGCGGTAAGATTGAAATGAAATACATGACTGCTCGTGAAGAAGATATTCTCACAAACCCATCATATTTAAGGCAAGGTATTGTTATTGAAAAATTATTAGATTCAATGATCATTACTCCAGGAGTTACATATGAAGATGTACTAAAATGTGATACTGACACGTTAGTAGTAGCTACTCGTATATTAGGATATGGTAAACAATATATTGCACAAGTTGTTACAAAAGATAAAAAAGTTGAAAAAATTGAAATTGATTTAACTAAATTAGATTTAAAACACGTAACTACAGAAACAGACGAAAATGGATTGTTAACATATAACACAACATCTGGTAATGAATTTGAATTGCGGTTATTAAATAATAGACAGGTTAAAGAAATTGAACAAGAACAGTTTGTAACAACATTTTTAAAACAATCAATTGTTTCGATTAATGGTAATACGTCTGCAACTGAAATAGCTAATTATGTTGATACAAAACTTAGAATAGCAGATAGTCGAGAATTGCAAATGTTTATAATTAATTCAACACCTGGTATTGATTTATCAATTGAAATTAGTGATGGCCAAGGAGGCGTCACTAAGACCGGGTTTCAGCTTGACTCCAGATTTCTTTGGCCTGAGCTCTGAATATCGTAAATTACTTTA